TATTATTTCTTCTGGACAAAAGTCACCTTCTTTCAATAATGAATATTACAGATCTGTTGCAGCTGCGACTGCAGGTCCCGATGTGTACTCAGCCCAATCATACCTGAAAGTTAGATCAATATTAAGTAGTGTATCAGTATCGTAATCAAGATCGCCGAATTTAGCATCGGTAATAAAAGCATTCTCTAGGGTCCAGGTGCCAATAAGTCCACCTTCGCCATTAAGTTCTTCGATGATGACGTTGCCCAAAGCTCTAACGGCTGCAGATTTATTAATTGTGCCTGGTGCTTGGCCGGCAGTATCAAAAACGCGAGCCTGGGAGGGAGGCTGGAGGTATCCAGAACGTGTCAGGGCATCGTAAATAACTTTGTTTCCGTCAGGGTTGACAGCGTTAACGATAGTTGCACTAACCGTCTGCCAAGTAACAATACCAGGGTAGTAGTACGTGTTTCCAAGAAACTTGTGCGGCTGGTCACTCACCTGAAAAGATGGCTTCGTAACCTTCTTGGCAAGATACTGCTCATATGCCTGACTCTGGTCGGCTGATGTTAGGTTTGGGAGAGAAAGCAAAAAGCGATGTGCTCTCCGGGGTTCTGATAGTGCGCTTGTCCAAAATGGCATTTAAATAGTCTCCTGTGATTCTTATATTATATAGTGAGGGAGGAATAAACCTTCCACATTTTTTAATCCTCGAACGATGCTCCGGTTCTTGAGATATTGAAATCAATTGCGATGAATTCAATAGCCCTGGTTGGCTTCAAAAAGATCTGTGCGTACATGATGTTTCTATCGATCAGATCTGGTGTTGTTGTTGACTCGTCGAGTACAACCTTGAAGTCTGACAAACCAAAGTTAGTCTTTACGTCTGCCAAGAATGGATTAACCTGCGCTGTGAAGCGCAACCATGTCTGGCGGATGTTCGGATCAAAGAGCAAGCCGGCGGCGATCTGCGAGATGCGCTTCTTAACGAAGATCATCAAGCGGCGTACGTTAATACGGTCCAACGCGGACGGTGTAACCTGTAGGGTCTTCTGACCGAAGATTACGATGCCCTCTGCGGGGAACTTAGCAATCGGGTTGATGTTTGCAGCATAAAGATCATCGCGATCCTTGCGGCGCAGCTGGTGAGCCACATCGACCACTGGGATGCCAGCAGAACCCTCTGTCAAGCCGCCGCGGTTGAAGCCGGCTGGAGCAAACCAGACCTGCGTCTTGCGCTGGGAGCTTGAGAGCGTGCCCAATGCGGGGATAGACGGGGGCAACCAGAGGAAGGCACCGTTGATGGTGTCCCTGGCGCGAACCCATGGGTAATAGGTGCAACCGTAAGAGGAGTTAAGCCCTCTAGAGCGCAAGGCATTGATCAGGCTTGTGATGTTGCTGGCTGTGTTGAGTCGCGCGACCTCCTGTCCTTCTTCACGGGGCTGGAATGCGTCCGGGAGGTCGATGATGGCGAGTGCATCTGCTCGGTCTTCACATGTGTTAATCAAATGTGTGGTAAGTCCTTCATGGGTTAGTCCCGGAATGGTAGCCATGCTCATCTCAACAGTTTCCGGGTCGGCAATCGTATCGATTGCACGGCGGAAAGTGCTTAGAACATAGCAATCTTCAGGGTCTGCTGCAGCAACAAAGCTGTTGTTTGCAAATGCATCCATATCCTTAATATCGACACCATCGAAGCCGCCATACATCGGGACGGTAAAGCGGTCATAGCCAGCGTCGAGGACGCCCTCTATTGCTCCGTTGACATAGGTCAATGAGGAAGCCGAGTGCGAACCGCTGACCCAGACGCCCGAGCCAGAAACATCATCAAGCGTGAAGACAACTGAGTTCTCGGTCGACAGGAGTGTAGCGGAGCCGAACATATCGGCAGCAATGCCGCCGCGGGGGCGGAGGAGATCGATGGTTGATCTGTCAAATTGTGTGCCGCCGGCTGTGGTGGTGGTCTGGAAGCCGAAGTAGGCGTCTGTCTTGTTGCTTAGCCCGCCATCAGATGCGTTAACACGCAACTCTGGGGCTGGGTAGTACACAGATGCCGTTGTATTGGCTGAGCCTGTTGCCCAGAAGGGTCCAGCGTGCATGAGTCCGGGTGTTCTTAGGGTGTTGCTTCCAGAAATCCAATTGCCTTTCCCCTCTTCCCAGAATAATTCATTATCATACTTAAGGATGCCTCTAAAGCCGAACGGCAGTAGGGTGGGTCCGATGGAGGCGCCGAGGTCGGTGTTTACTACAACACGAACATGGCTGGAGTTGTTCGGCCAGTCGCCCTCAAGTCTTAGGTGACGGTCTGAGGACCACACACGCTGCTGTGTGCCGATCTTTCGGGCAACATAGTTAAGCGAGTTCGGGTTAAGGTCACAGTTGTTGAACTGCTCGATGATCCGAACTACGTTATCGGAGTCGCTTAGGTGACGAACAACGACAGAGAATGTACCATAATCTGTACTGTCGTTCGTGGAGCGCTTAATATCCTGAATGGAGATCTTGATGTTTCGGTTTGTCCAGTCGCCGGGCTGCTCTAAAGCCTCAAAGTAGAATAAGTTAATCAAATTATCTGTGGGAGACAGACGGGAGCTGATAACCCATGGAGTGCGGGCGCTCTTCAGGTCTGTCTTGAAGTTGTTGCCCGATTTGTCGCTTAGTCCGCCGGCGAGCTTTACAATAGAAGCGAAAGTGTTATCCGCTCCGTTGCTCGTAATATTGGCGCTCAAGTGGCGATCAAATGTTTCGCCCAAGAAATAGCTAGTGAGGGCGTTAGCGGTTGTGGTATCGCTATTAGTTAATTGTGGGTTGGTATTAAGCACCTTGCGGATATAACGACTGTCTGTCGTGGTAAAGTTGAACGCGGTGTCGGTGGTTCCTGCAGAACTGCTCATGCGGAGCTTAAATTCCTTGTTGGGACCAATTGCTCGGATAATAGCGTCGCAAGAGGCTGTCGTTTCTCCATCACCGGGGACCGATGTGGTGAAGTCTGCGATGGTACCGGTGAGGGAGAACGTGGTGTCCTCTGCGGTGCTGTATAGCATAGCTGCGAGGGCGCCATCAAGGGATGCTTCCGCGCCGCCTTCAAAGGAGCCGGCGTCGCCTGCGGGGGACGCTCCGCTAGCTGTGACGTTAAAGTAGGTGGGTCCGGAGGATGTGAGTTCACATACCTGTCCGGCAACTCCAGCTAGTATTGACTTAATGGTTACTACGCTGCCGGCTGCAGTGGCCGTAAGTCCAGGTGTAGATCCAGAGAGTGTGATGACACGCGCAAGCTCGGTGGCAAAAGTGAGGGATGTGGCACCGATTACGACGGCGCCTGCTCCGGTGTCGGTTAGCGAGGAGGACAACTCAAGATCACCCCCGGAGCCCGTAAGACTGAGAATAACACCGCTGCCATCGAGGGCAGAGGCGGACAAGCAAGTCACGCTAGCACTAGCGGAAGTGGCGGATACTTCTTCGAATACAACCAAGCCATATGCGCCGCCGTCTGCGGTCCAGCCAGCGTTACCACCGTCGGATGCGTCAGCATCTTCATGGTTGGCACCCAAGAGGCGAATGTATGTCATCGGAGAACTGTTGCGCAAGTATGCTTGTGCTGCATACATGCCGTAGGTGGTAGAAGATTTGTTGGTTCCCTCTCGCCAAACGTCACCGCCGGCGGCGCCGGGGGCGGGGGATCCGAAGATATTCACGAACTCTTCAAAAGAGCGAACTGTTACGGGTCTTAGCGCTGGTCCTGATGCAGCGCGGCCAATAACAACCGGACCGATGCCGGCGGGGGAGGCAGGAACTTGGGAGTTGTCGATTTCGTTGACAAACACGCCGGGGGATACAAATCGGTAATTTTTAACTGACATTCGTTAGGTTCTCCTACATTATGAAAATGTTCAAAGTAAATAGTGTTAAATACTTTGAATGGTACTATTCTCTGTAAAATCCATCCTTAATCGTGTCAGGTATATCGCCAAAGATCGTTCTTTCTCTCGCAAACTTAAATTCAACTGCGTTTTCGCGCTTGACAATCTTGGGTTTCTCCTGGTTATCACCATCACCAATAAGATATCCTAAGGTCTCGATATTGATTGTTGTTTCATAGTTGCGGCGCTCCATTCCAAGTGCCGCTTTGTTGGAGGTGTCCGATAGACTGCCGTCAATGAATATCTCGTAGTAATGACCTTCGTTTTCTATTCTTTTGGGGGTGCGGGAGTTGCCAGG